ACTAATGTTTCCCAATGTGCGCGCTCTTGTGGATAGCTTCGATGAAGGCAAAACGTGGATTAGCACATACCGCAAGGCTTTGAGCGCATCGGCAACGATTACAGGCCAGTGGTATGATTACAGTTACGCGGGCGGCAATCCGATTCCGAATTATTATGCCGCAAGCCCTTTGGAAGCTGCCACACTGGAAGCGGAAAAAGGAATTATCCTGCCACGGATGGACGGCGAAAAGCTGTTTCTGCACCGCTGGACTACGATGAGCGCGGCGGCAAGCGCGACGTCAACAACGAATGCCAATCAGGCGCTGGTTTTGATGGATTATCTGCTGTTCTACCCCTTTGTCGATATGGACGCGGCGGGGGAAGATCAGGTTATGACACAGACAGTTTCCTTGCCGCGCTATGAAAGCGGCGATGGGCTGGAAATGATAGTTGTCGCACAGTCGCCAACGGTGGGCGGTGGGCGCTTTACGATTACGTTCACCGATAGCACTGATACGCAATTTGTAACGCAAAGCATGTTTTGCGCAGCGGCTCAACCGGCAGGGGCTATCACCCATGCGTCGGGTGCAGCCGGTGGACTGGTGGCTTTTGTTCCAAAACCCGCAGGGGCCAAGGGCGTTAAACAGGTCGATAGTGTTAATTTCAGCGTTGCGAACGGTGGATTGGCGGCGGTTGTCATTGTCAAGCCATTGCAGACCATGTGGCTAAGGGAAGAAAGCCGCAGGACAACGGCGGGAACGCTGGAAAGTTTTGGGGACGCTGCCGAGCATGAAAGTATGCGAACACGTGGCGGTATTGTGGAAATCAAAGATGGGGCCTTTTTGGGCATCATGGGGCGAGGGTCTAACGGCTCTTTGGCTTCATCGGTGCTGGCTGGCACTATAGAAACGGTTTGGGGTTGATATGGGCTTTTCTTCACAAGATGATCTGATCGCGTCAATTACGGTTGACGGGCAGGTAGGGCGTATCGACTATCAAAAGACAACGGCGGTTGCGGGTGTTGCGGGAACTTGGACAGACCTTGGCACGGCAACAGGTTCTACGCCTGTTGACGCATACGCTGGAACGTCGCTTACCTTTGTCGCAACCGATGACACCTATTCGGGCGGTGCGGTATATCATGGCGGCGACGTATCGACCGCAACAAAGCACTTCCTGAACGCAAGCGCATCGGTATTTGCGGCGGCGGGTGCACCTTGGATTTTGCTTTGTGTCGATCAGGTAGGATATGTGCCGATTACTACTACAGACGTAACAGGAACGGGTTCGCGCACTGTCACCATGACGCCTATCTCAAACACCGGCGCTAAGGTTGACCGTTGGGCTAACGGGGCTGGTTTGAGGGCGTATTTTTCAACGGAAGTTGCGCCGACCGCAGGCGGGCCTAACCTTACCACGTTCACCTATACAAATCAGGCGGGAACAACCGGCAAGACGCTTGCAGCATCGGTCGGCTTTGCTGCAACGCCTGTCACGGGCATGATACCGCATAGTGGCAATGCCGCAACGCGCTACGGGCCTTTCTTGCCTTTGGCGGCGGGCGATAGTGGCATCCGCGATATTGAGAACTTCACGCTTTCAGGCGGCACGGCCTATACCGGATCGGGGCAGTTGGTTTTGCACCTTGTCCGGCCATTGTGGCAGATACCTATTCCGGCAACCGGCATTCTGACCGAACGCGACTTTGTAAATCAGTTGCCAAGCCTTCCTAAGATTCCCGATGGGGCCTGCATTCGGTTTCTGTTGTTTCAAACTGGCGCGACCACCACGACCAGCCCGGTTAACGTCTTTGCGGACTATGGCTGGAACTAATGGCACTTCTGGCCGCCAACTCATCAAGGCTTGGCGCGCTTAAGGCTTATTCGGGCGTAACTACGGTTGCGGGCGGGCATAGGCGGGAGAATGTTAGCCCTGCCCATATGCACCTAAACTGGTCGGCTGGCTGGCATACGGTTTCAGGGGTAACGGACAGGTCAAGCGTTCCAGAAGGGGCGCGGCATCCGGTGGCTTGGAAACAGGCAAGAAAAGCGGGGGGGCTTGCCAGTCGGTCAGAAGCGGATTTTGCGTTCGCCATTGGAAGCCTAAATCTTGCTGCTGGCATAAACATTGCAGGCGAAACAACTTTAACATTTGCAACCCCGGATGTGCAGCTTGAACTTGTTGTCAGTGCATCAGGAACAACATCGATAACCTTCGCGCTCGATGGTAACGCGGCGGGATCGTTGGCGGCTGAAGGCACTACATCAATCAGCTTCACCGTTCCGACTGTGACCTTAGGAGCGATTATATCGGCCACTGCGACCGCAGGGGTAACATTCAGTGCCGCAATGACGGCAAACGGTCTTGGGTTTATGGAAGGCTCCACAGAGACTGTAGGCGACGTTTTGACGGCTGCCCAAGTGGCAAATGAAGTCTGGTCACGACTGATCGAAACAGGATTGAGCGCAGAAGAGGCTATGCGCCTGATTGCGGCGGCAACGGCGGGCGAAGTATCGGGCGGCGGCACAACTACAATTACAATCCGCAATGCTGTTGCTGATACAAAGAACAGGATTATCGCCACGGTTGACGAGGATGGAAACCGCACGGCAATAACTTACGACCTTGATGTTTAACAGTCGCTACTACAGGGCGCGATATTTTACAGTTGGTTATTGGCAGGCAGAAACTGCACCTGTCGTTATAGACGGCATATTCGTCACAAGTGGCGACTGGGATGAATTGCAGGTCTTTACCGCCGATGGATGGGAACAATCAGGAACAGTTTTAAGCGGCGATTGGTCTGAATTTCAGACTTCATCTGCTTATGGCTGGTCACAAACAAAAGTTATTATTTCAACCGACTGGAGCGCGTCACTAGATTGCGGATCTGGCAATTGGAATGAATTGAAAACAGCAACAAGTGGCGATTGGTCTGAAGGCCTAACCACTTCCGGCACATATTCACAGACAAAGACAGCAACGGGCGGAAACTGGGGGCAGGGCCTTTCGGTTGCAAGCGGTGATTGGAGCGAAGCAATATGACAACTTGCCGCGAAATAGTGACACTTGCGCTTCGACAGGCCCGCATTGTGGGCATTGGCCGCACTCCGAGGGCATCGGAGGCCTCAGAAGGCCTAACAGCCCTGCAGTCGCTTTACGATAGCATGTTTGCAGACGGGCCTTTGGGGCCTTTTACCGATGTCTATGCGACCGAGGCCTATACGGCACAGGAAAACGAACGGATAATCGCGGACGGGGTTACTATCACCATCCCTGATACGATTATCGAGAATGGTGAAACGCGGACGCCTAAAGATTTGACGGCGGTTATTGTCATCACGGACACTACGCAAAAGACCTATGTTTTCAGCCTTGGCCGCTGGCAGGTTTGCGACAGTCTTACCTTGGACAGCACGGCACCCTTGGCCAATCGTGATAAAGCTGGCTTGGCTGCACTTCTGGCCATGCAATATGCGGAAATGTTTGGCGCTGAATTGCCGCCGATGACAGCAAGGCGCGCGATGGATTTTCGCGGCAAGTTGGTAGCCAAACATTCCACAAAACGCAGCGATCCGGTGTATTACTGATGGACTTTGAAGCAATCCGCCGCAAGCGCAGGCTTTACTTTTACGCAATGGCGCGTGGAGGCCGTAGCGTTGACCCTAATCTGGCCTTCACCAAGCTCCTTATGGGCATGGAAGGTTCAGACGGTTCCACGGCCTTTACCGATGAAAGCCCGGACAACCGCACTTCTTCAATTGGCGTTGCGGGCAATGCGCAGATTGACACGGCGCAATTTAAATTCGGCGCGTCATCGGCATTGTTTGACGGGACGGGCGACGGAATCAGTATTTCATCGACCGGCCTTGCAATTCGGACAAACCAATTCACGATTGAAGGCTGGTTTCGACCGGCTTCTGTAACCGGCTCGCAAGCCTTAATCCATCATGGTCTTAACCTGTCTGCGGATGCTACAAACAGCATGAGCCTTTGGATGTTGGGTGGTGTTCCCCGTTTTTCCAGCGTTCCGCAAGGTTCGAGCACTTGGGCCGATGACTTGATTGCAACAACAACGCTATCGACTGGTGCATGGACGCATATAGCCGTTGACCGCAATGCGGCGAACCTAATGCGCCTGTATGTCAACGGGGTTGTTGAGGCATCTGCTACAATAGCAAAAGACATTAAGGACGTAACCGGAAGCCGTGACCTGCGCATTGGCCAGACCAGCGGCGGCACCCTTGGCTATAACGGCCACATGGACGAAGTTGCGTTTCTTATGGGCAAGGCGCGCTTTGATGGCGCATTCACACCGCCTGCAACGGCGTATGAGAGGCCATAATGCTAGAATATGGCAAGGGCGCATATAACCGGACAAGGGGTAACCTCCCGCCGCTGGAAACGGTGAATATGTTTGTCGAGGCATCGCAAAGCCAAGGCGTTGTTATGCAGTCGCGCCCGCCGCTAAATGAAGTGGCTGATATTGGAAACGGCCCTGTGCAAGCATCGGTTGTGCGCGATGGTGTTTTTAACGGAGACCGCTTTACCATTTCAGGTGGTTTTGCCTATCGCGGAATAACCCCGCTTGGTTCAGTTGCAGGCAGCGGCCCCGCTTCGATAGCTGTAAGGGCTGGAGAAGTGCTTTTTAACGCTGGCGGGCCTTTATATAGCTATGACGGCACAAGCCTTGAACAAGTTGTATTCCCGGATGACAGCAACGTCACAAAGGTGTTTTACACAAGCGGTTATTTTATCGCTCTGGAGGCTGGCACCGGATATT